GGGTTACTCCTTGGTGGACTTGGACTCTGGCTTACTCATCTTCGGCTTTCCTGCCAGCGTAATCACAACGCCAAGCGCCGCGTAGTCTTCGATCTGCTCATCGCTGAATTCTTGCGGATTTTCCACGCTTGCTGATTTACCGGCCTTCACAACTTCGCTGCCACCATAGACCTTTACGGCCTTGTCGCGCCCGGAGTTGTTTTCGATTTTGTAGGTTGGCATGGTCGCCTCCTGATACTGAAAAAACGAGGGCCGAAGCCCCCGCGTTGATTAGCTTGATACGCCTTTGCGCAGTACCTCAGGACGCTGGACCAGATACAGCGGATAGCTGTAGATCTCGCCACGAGTCCATGCTTGGCGGTCGCGGTCAGGGATGTTAATCCCGTAAGTGTCCATACCCAGTGTGTTAACGTATGGCCCAAACTCAGCCGGTGCCATCGCTTTCTTGAAGACGCCGCTTGCGCCAACTGGGAAGAACTTCGCTTCGGTTGCAGCAATCGCCACGCTAGAGCCGTCATCAGTGCCACGGTAGTTGTGGAACGTGATGCCGCCGTAGGTGAACGCATTGAATGCCGCGCCTTGTCGAAGATCAGCAGCAGCTGCCCATCCCTCGAACGTCTTCCGCACCTGATCATGATTGATCAGCAGGTCGTAGAACGTATCGCCTACGAGAGCATGCACCTGAGTTGCCGGCGTGAAAGCGCCCTTGGAAGATCGAGCCATTGCCCGAACAACCGCAGCACACTGGCCGCGAACGTCGGTTGTAGCAGTGGTCAGTGCGAAGTTAACCGCAGCCGCTTCAGTCACGCCAAACTTGTCAAAGTAATCATAGATTACGCTTGTGCCATCCGCATCCAACAGCTTGCCCTGCAACGCTCCCAGCCGGTGGTATTCGTGAGTCAGCTCCGTGTCTGCACGAACACGCGCCAGTCGACGAAGGAACTCGCCCTGCACCTGCTCCAGCTCAGTCTCGGAACCGAAAGCACGGATACCCTGAATTTCTTCAGCGTAGAGTGTGAAGCCCTTGGCTAGTCGAGTGGTCTTGAGTGGTACAGCATCGCGGTCATCACCGGCAAGCTCAGAAGGCGCGGAGCCAGTCGGGCTTGTTGGGATGAGTGTCAGTACGCCATCGCGGCGATCCACGAACACGGTACGAGTGCGGACAGGCATGGGCTCGAAAATGCCCAGCTCACCCAGCAATTGGGGCTGGTAGTCCAGTTTGTTCACAACGCCCGACAAGGACGTCATGGAAAAAGCACTGTTATTGAAAATGTCCATTGAAGCCATGAGAGGTTTCCTTTATCGAACGATGATGCCAAGGGCCTTTAGGGCCAAATTGGATGCGGTGATTTGTGCAGCATCTGCCCCGACTTCATACGTCAGTTCAGAGCCGTTAACTTCAGCGTCACGTGCAAACGAAACGGACTCACTGTCCACAGCGGATACAGTTGTGTTAACCAGGGTCTCGTAAAGCACACCGGCCTCGTTTTCTGAGCCATCTGCTGCGGCGGCGGCGTGACGAACGTATTTGCCACTTGCGGTAATCTTGCCAAGAAGTGTGCCGGCTGCATAGGTTGTGCTTGCTGGCACGGTGACGGTGACATCATCGCGCGAGCGGTAGCCGTTAGACTCACTTACGATAAACGACGCGTTGGATTGAATTTTGGTTAAAGTCGCCATGATTTACGCTTCCTTCTTCATTTTGACACCGGCAGACTTAAAGGCTGAATCGTTCCAGCCGCCTGCGCCGTCTGTGGATTTAACGCCGCCGATATGTCGCAACGAGTCAGTAACAGTTTCGGAATCTTCAGTGAGGATGTCAAAGCGAGCGTCGATATACGCCTCTGACTTGTCCTTGATAGCCGCATCGCCCAGCTTGGCTGCAACGGTTGCTTTGCGGATACCTGCATCGCTAACGCCGGTTGTGTCGAGGTCTTTAGCGATGAGCTTGGCCTTGCCGATCAGTTCAGCGCGATCCTGAACCCGCTTATCAAGTGCGGCCTCGTCCATAACCTTGCCTTTCAGGTCGTCAATTTCGGCTTGAAGCTTAGCGGCTGCCTTGTCCTTTTCTGCCATGTCGGTAACGGCTTTTGCTTCGGCGGCAACGGTCTTCTTCTGCGCGTCTGCAACGGCGGTTTGTAGTTTATCAATGGCTAGAGCGCCCTCATCGGTAATGCTTACCGATAGACCGTCCACAACCACAGTTCTGAGTTTGTCAGTCATACTGTGTGTCCTGTCATCTGTACTGCGGGTTGTAGGGCGAGCGCCCCAGTGATTCGCACCGTCTCCGATGCGGAATTCTTGATTCGCCCTGCCTTGATCGACAAGGGCAACGTGATTAACGCGGATGTTCCGCTGGATAGCGTCGTATTCTTCGCCGCCATCCGTGAAGCCGCCAGTCCATTCGATGTCAGCTTTATAGCCAAGGGACAATTCTCGCTTTCCGGCTTCGTAATCTTTGATGGCAGCGCCGTCCATCATGACCAGAGGAACGCGAACAAACTCCCCGTCCTTCGTGATCTCGTCGCCCATTTGCCCGATTGCGTCCCGCTTCCATGTATCAGCTGAAACGCCGTCAACAGGGTGGTCATTTGTCATCGGCTTATGCGCGACACTGGTCATTGCGTCTTTTGAAAAAACTTCAGACGCCGGTCGGTAAACCCGAACAAATGGCATTTCGGGCTTTTCCATTTCGTCGCCAGTATAGAGCTGGATGTTATTGGCTCTACCTACACGGGCAACAGCAACAAGATAGCCGTCCGCAGTACGCTTAGCACTGCCCTCATCAACCGAAACTTTGTCTATAAGTTGCATTATACATCCTCCAGCGGATCAGGCGCTTCTTGCTCGGATAAGCCTCCGAATTCTAGCATAGCGGCTTCAAGTCCCGGCAAGTCGCCCGCCTCTATAAACGAGTTAATCAGGCTATCCGATAGCGCTTCAATGGGTATCAGTGGGGCTGTGCTTATGCCATCGCCAGCCAATACCCTGGCAGCGTCGGCCTTGGTCTTGAATATGTCGGCCTTCTCTTTCTCACTCATCTGCCAGAGAGGGTTAAACGCGAACCAGCAATCATCAGGGCGGCTGCCCAAAGCAGACCGAACAACCACATTGAGCAGCTTTTCCAGTGGCTCACGTAAGGTAAGCTCCTGTTCAGCGCCGATGCGGTTGTAATAGTTCTTCTCGTCGCCTTCACCCGTAGCGTTCATGCCGCTTGGGGATTGGCCAAGGAATCGGCTGGCCGGGATGTCCGCCGCGCCAGAAACGATCTGTAGCTGTAGGCGCTGAACTTCGGGCAACTGAGAAAAGTTGATGGTCTTCTGAGTGTATTCGTCTTCTTTGTCTAGCACCACGGCGTTCACCGTGGATTTCATGCTTTGGACTAAAGAGAACCTTTCTATAACAGCATCTTTATAAGCCTGTGACGCCATGCCGCGCATGAAGCCGTCAATTTTGAACACGTCCACCTTGGCTTCTTGCACCAGTGCGGCAATGCCTTGTTGCCCAGCAGTGGCGTCTTTAATAGCAATCTCGATAGCGTCAAGTATGCTATCACCCCAGCGGTCTACAAGGACTTCCCAGTCTGTCGGAAGGTCAGCGCCGATGAAGCGTACAACGCGCGATGGATGAATGCGTACAGTGCCACCAGCAGCGCCAACCAGGTCGTAATACGTGGGCTCCATATAGGTCGGGGACATCGGATCATAATCAAGCAGGCCGCTTGTCATGTGGTAGCGATCCATAACCTTTAGAAACGCAACGCCGCCTTTGCCAACTGTATTCGGGTTCAGCGGCTCTGCGTGACTGTCTGAGCCGTCGCTGATAAGGATAGCTGACCCGCCGTATAGTCTGGCTTGTTTTATTGCGTTGAAAACCTTACTTAGGACGCCAAGGCGCTTCTCTTCAGCCTCAATTGCGGTGATCTGCTCTTTCTCGCACTGCCAGGACCATCCCTCACGCATCATATCAAACGCCGGGATATCTACAGCCTTGCGGCACATCCAGTTGGAGCGATACGCGGCCTCTACCTGCTGGCGATCAAGCGGCTGAAAGTTCCAGCTTCCGTGTGTAGCTTTGTCGCGGTCGCTGCCTAGTCCAGATACAGCGTTAACTAGGCCGCGTGATACATCGGAGAACCAGTTGCTCATGAATAGACTGCCATCATGTCGTAGCCTTTGTATTCGATCAGGTGTGGGCACGCGCCCATAACGAAAGCGTCAGCTAGGTTAGGAGACTTTACGCCGCGTTTTGATAAGTCAATTTTCGACTCCACCATGTCTAATCCTTTTTTGCTGTAACTTTTGCGCGGGCTGGCTAGCTCTGTCATCAATCGCTGCAAGAATGGCAAATCACTGCGCAATGCCATCAGATCACTTGACGGGTAAACCATGCCCTTATTAACAGCATTATACGTATTACGCAATCTATCCGCAACATCCTGCCAAGCCTGTGCTTTGAGGTTCTCAAATTTATCTCGGTGTGTGATACCAGGCGCGTATTCTCGATCGGGGTTGATAATGGCCCCGCCCGCGTTGAACTTGTGATACCCGAATTGAATGTCCATCTCTTTTAGGGTCGAACCAACGTGCGCACCAACACCGATAGAGTCATACAGCATCTTGCCGTTTCTGACCTGAGCCCATGCGCGCTTAGTTGATTTGGTCAGCTCATCTTCGGGCGCTTTCCATTCGTCGATGTCTTCACAGATTGCGCCGTCAAACATAGCCGTGGCGTTCTTGTCGTCACCACTGTCTGCCACGTCGTACCCAACACACCTTGCTCCGGATAGATCAATGTCTAGCTTTATGTCGGCGTCTACTGCTGCTTCTAGCCATGATCGTTTGATTACTGCTGAATCGTCGTCTGTCAGGGGTACGCCTAGATAGATGTGCTGATATTCGTCTTCGTCTTCTTCGCGCTTGGCATTAATAACGGCTATCATAGTCTCTGAAAGAAACTCATTTTCAGTGTAATTTATCAAGCGAGAGCGCGTAGATGGAGGCGGGTCAACAATGAATCGCTGATAGATAAAGTCAGTCATAAGTTTAGGATTAAAACTTATCCAAACTTCGCTGCCATCTTTTCTTATGGTTGGCTCCAATATATCCCACTGGTCTTTTGTGAGGTTGTGAGCTTCCTCAATCCAAAGTATGTCAGCGCCTTCAAAGGATTTTATTTCGTCTGTGTTGCGCTCAATGCCGTAGAAGCTAAAGCTAGTTCCATTGGTGTGATGAATTTCGCTTGCCAGCGCCTCATACCCTGGGGTCTCGAAATTATCAATTTGAGCTTTTATTAGAGTGTAGACAGATTCTTTAATCTTATTTTGAAAGCGACGGACACATAAAAATCTGGTTCGATACTGAGCCCCTATTGACTGGGCCATGCCTGAGAACTCCCAAGACTTGGAGCTAGCGCGCCCGCCATACAGCACACGGTTTCGAACCTTGATGAAGTTTTCAGCGCATGGCTCACCGTCGAACCAGAAATCTTGAAGGTTAGGATTAAGGGACGCCATGCTATGCGTCAGGGTCTGGTTTGCCGTACATGCCAGCGAAGGTTGGGGTTAAGTCTTTGCCGTTGGTGGTTAGATCCACGCCCTGCTTATCGAACCAGCCAAACCTGTTTTTCATATTCAAGCCCCAAACTGTAGCGTTTCCCGGCGCACCTGTAACCATTGCCCGTCCAGTACGCTCCCACCACACTTCGCACATGTCTTTGGCCGTCTCTACGGTTCGTCGAAATTCGTCAGAGTCTTCAAGCAAAGTGCCCCACGCCGACTCTCCCAGCGCAAGCAAGCATCGCATTTCAACTGCGCTGCCACCTTCTTGCCCGCAGTCCATGATAATCTGCTGCCAATCTTTTTTTAGATCGTCAACGGTAGTTCTTGGCCTACCGACCGAGCGCTTTAGCTCTTCCACGTTACGCCCTTCTTTTGATCTGCTGTATATTGCTTGGAGCAAGAACGTAACCGTTTGACTTGCTTAAATTGTCAAAAGCCCATAATGGCTGCAAGTTGTTCAGTGAGTTTATCACAGCAGGATCTTTTACGCCCAAATCTACGAGTTCTGAAACACTTGTACGGTGATCAATATGCCATTCACCGTGGTTATTCCAAGTCATCCCATCTTCGAATAAAGACTCTATGTGTTTTATCAAGTCCTGCCTTGAATACCCAATTATTGATTCTGTTTTTGTGTTTTTTCTAGCGCCGGTCAAGGCAAGAACTCTATAAACCATTTTTCTTGCAACCGTTCCTGCTATATAGGTAGGGCAGTTTTTCTTTGAATTATTATACCTGATAGCAATTTCTTTTCTTTTATCTGGGTTTTTAGATGCCCATTGGTTTGCCCTTTCGATATATTTTTCTTTATTCCTGCGATATTCTCCGGCTTTGTTTTTTGCGTGTTTCACCGGGTCTGCCTTTGCATTTCTTCGCGTATTCGCCTTTAATGTTTCGGCGTTTGCCAAGT